TTGAGAGCGCTCAATTAGAATACCAAAATTTAATAATATCTCAAGCCGTCGTACCCCTAACCGAAGTAGAAGCCAGACAAGAAGCAGTAAAACTTCAGTTTTCAGGTATTGGCGAAGAAGAACCTGTGTTCGATTTAGAGTTCGGACCTCCTATATCCGCAGCCAACAAGTTTATTTTATCTAAAGATGGTTTGTATTATAACTCAAGAACGCAAGATGTACCTGTTATTAATCCTAAACCAGGCTCTGATAAAACTTGGGATTTAGATTATGCATCTAATGTTGGTGGTAGAGGTCTAACGTTTAGCGAAGATGATACTTATGGAAATTTTGGAACTGTCTTCGATATCGACTCAGACGTGGGAGAAGGTAACGATTTAGCCGATAAGTATTATCAGTTTGACGATGTACTTCAGCAATTTCAAGATGATAAAATATCTCAAATAACTGAAGTATCTGGGTATGTTACCGAACTTATAGCTAATGGATACTCTGACGCGGATGCATTAGTACAGTCTTACACCGCCCAGTTGGGAGGGGTCGCAGCGACTTACGACAGCAAAATAAAGAAAAGAAAAAAACAATTAGCGTTAGCCGCTGTGTATGGGAGAGATACATTCTTTTTAACTGATAGAAGCCATCCTTTAGGAGAAGGTATTTTCTTTCAATACCAAATTCCTGTAGGAAAAGCGTTTGAGTATGATTTAAGATATAAAGATTTAAATAATAAATTAAAAGAATTAACTTTTTTATCTGTACAAACAGATGACGGTCCTACAACCGTAGCATGGAATACCGAAACCAACGAGATAACAAATGTTCCTGGAGATAAAACGGTTATGGCTGCTGTAGGTAGCTGGAAACAAATTCCACGCATACCGATAAACGATTTTTCCTATTTAAGAGAGACGGACATAAACCTAGATATTCAAACAAAATTAACGTTGTTCTCCGAGGACTTGGATACAGTAGTGGCACCTCATCAAGCAAGATATGTTATTGCTCCCAACACTCCAGAAACATATAGTGAGAATCTATCAGTCGACCCTATAGGTTTAGGTGATTGGGTTAAACGTAAAGGCTCTAGAAGTTTAAGCTCTTCTGAACCTCTGTACAAATCTTTAACAGATGATATTGTAGATGATGAGTTAGTAGCATGTTATAATTTTTTAGACCCGGATGCAATCACCCAACCGTCTTCTACGCTGTACGCATTAAATAATGCAGCTGAAGGTTCGACTAGATTAGATGCAAAGTTTGTAGGCACATCACCAAATTTAATTTTTCCTTCGGGAGTAGGTACTGCTAAGTTAGGCGGAACCATATATGACCTACATCTCTCAGAATCTGCTGTGTGGGAGGATGTAAAAGGTTCTTACGCTCGTCTTCCTAATATAACCAAAGACTTTGAGCAATTTAATCAGCCGAACAAAGGCAGTAGAATTTTAGACAACCTATTTTACAGCACAAAAGGTGTTACTTTAGATTTTTGGGCTTACGTCCCAAAAGTTCATCGCGATATGACCGACCATCACAGGTATCGATTAGTATTTGCTAATGAGAATAGTGGACCATCTCCAAGCCGTTTTGTTTTAGCTAACCCTAATGAACCAAACGGTAACTCTACTGATGCAAGTAAAACTGTGGGGATGATTATGGGCTGGAGAGATAAAGGCAGTCCTCAAAGCGAAAATAGTTATGGTACAAGCGGTTTAGAGTTTGTTATAGCTCCTACAGTAGGTCAAAATCAAAATTATACTAGAAACCCTCTTAATAGTTGGGGTCATAGTGTTTGTTTGGCTGAAAAATGGGGGGATGTTAAAGGACCGACACCGTCCCAAGTATCAGCCATAGGTATGTTTATTCCTAGCGCCACCAAAAATAACAGTGGTTCAGGTATAGCTGATGTGAGTAGTGCGTATCTTCATTTTAATGTTGCTTTTGATTATGGTTTGGATGAAGTTCGAGTTTGTTTGGATGGAGAATTACTTAGCACCTCATCTTTGGTAGATGTTTTAGGTGCGGACGGACAAAATGCCGTACTTCCAACTGCCGCTCAAATAGGAAAACACCCACCTCTACCAGCAGACCCTACAGCTGGAACTGCTCCTACTAAAGAAAGTTTTTTAGGTGTTAATATTTATGATGAACCATTAACGCCTGAACGAGTCGCGTTCCCTGTCTTTACTCCGTGGATTATTGGTGGTGGGTACACAGATAATATCCCTTCTATAGAGGGAACAGATTATCGTCCTATGGGATTCTTGGGGTCTAATACTAACAACACGTATCAAGAAACCAAACCTGGAGCTAATGTAGTGACTGTTGACATTGACGGTAAAACTTTCATTAAGGGACAGCATGAGCCCCCGTTATCCAACAGTAAAGGGTCAAGCGGAGCTTCGACCCGTGTGATTCCTAGAAGTGGTTTAGATGGTTTTGTCGGTAGTTTTAAGATTTACGGAAAGCCCCTAACTACTACTGAAGCCCAAACTAATTTCGAAGCCCAAAAAGGTTTCTTTAAAAATGTTTTAACCCCGTAAACTTATGGTAAATTTTAATCTTCAATATCAAAAAACTGAGAATAGAGACGATATCCTTGGTCTTGCTTTTCCTATGAGATGGGATGGTATTGGAGGAGTATTGACTCAAAGTGAAAATTTGGGAGCTTTGAGGGATGGGGTTATCCAACTTATAATGACTTCTCGAGGTGCGCGGGTCATGAGACCTGATTATGGTACAGATTTAAGGAAGTCTTTATTTGAACCTATAGATTCTACTACCTTGCAAACTTTGAGAGGTCAAATTGCAGAAACTATCGCTAAGTACGAACCACGTGTCGTATTACAGCAACTTAATATTTTTCCTCAAGAAGAGTTGAACACTTTAACAATTCAGCTTGTCTTGTCTACAAAAAATGATTTACTTACGACGACAAACGTGGAGATAACTGTATAATGGCACAAAACTATTCAAAATTTTTCGAAGGATTGTATAATACGTCTGGTTTCGATGGTACGATAGAATCAGATTTCTTAAAGCTGGGACAAATTCCAGATGACCGTAAACCCGATTTGATAGATTATAACCTGAATGGGTTTAATGATTATCGGTCTGCTCTTCAAGATTATTTAAAATCAGTATACCCATTGGATTATAATAACTTCGCTGCTTCTGATTTAGGTCAGATGTTATTGGAAATGTTTGCTTATATGGCGTCTGTTCTTACATTGCGAGCGGATATGACTGCTAACGAAATGTATATCGACACCGTCAAAGATAGAAATAATTTAGCCCGTTTATTAGAACTAATTGGAGTTGCGATGAAAGGTCCAACCGCGTCTAAAGCCACCGGCAAACTAACATTACCAATTCAAAAAAGTGATATAGCTTCAGGAGGTATAGACATTAAAGAAAATAACCGTCGAATATCGATTGTTAATCAAAGAAGTGGTACACCATTAACTTACTCTATAATGCGCCAACAAGCTGATGGAACATTAAACGTTTTTAGTAAAGATTTGACTATTCCAAAAGCCGATTTTTCCACTGATGGCGTTGTAAGTAATTTAATGTTATTGGAAGGGGCTATTGAATCCCAAACCGGAACCTTTGGACAAGATGCAAACAGACAGACTATAGTGTTAAACGTAGGTCCTGTTATTGAAGGAAGTATCGGCGTATCCTCAACCGAAGGTTTAGAGTATAATGAAATATCAAACTTATATGTTGCTTCAGGAGGCAACACCCCGGTCTTTGAGAAAAAATATAATCAAGACATGACAGCGACGCTCTTCTTCGGTGATGGCGTCAGAGGAAGAATGCCGACACCTGGAGCGACCTATGTTGTTACTTATCGCACGGGAGGCGGAGTAAATGGTGATATCGCTAGAGGCACTATAAATACTAATATTACCGTGTTGAATGGAGTAAGTAATATTACTGCAACCATAGAAAACACTACAAAAGGAAGTGGAGGAACAACTGCGGAGACAGTAGCACACGCTAAACGATACGCTCCTTACTTCTTCAGAACCCAGTACCGAGCTGTAACCGGAGAGGATTATAACGCTTTAGCTAATTCTTTTGTCGGA